GAACAAGTCAGGCAACGGAAACCAACGTACTGGGAACCTGCTACCTTGCAGTCCGTCTGAGGTACGATGCCATCATGCTAGGGGCGGTATTGCCAAGTAACTCCTAAGAGGCATCGGGGGGCTCCGCCCCCCAACCCCCGCCGGGGGGCCCACCCCCCGGAGCCCCCGGGCAGGGGCCTGCGGCGCTTCTATCGATGGCACTGGCTGGTTACGTTAGGTAGCCGAGAGGCGCCTGCGGCGCCATGAGGCCCCTAACAAGTAGCCGGAAATTTTAGCCGGCGGATATTTTTTAGTACTAAAATCGTACTAATTCTAAAATCGACCAATAGAAAAACAGGATCATCTGTCACTTTTCAAATTCTCGGAACATGGCTCACGTCCGAACTTGGGATTTTACATGCTGGGGCGCCGAATCTGGAGGTCAGGACGCCATCATACATGACTTACGAGCTGGGACTAACGCATTCGCTTTCCAGCTGGAACGAGGGGAGGAGTCGGGGGAGCTCCACTGGCAAGGGCGGATAAGGCTCCGGGCCAAAAAGAGGCTTGGCCAGGTCTCCACCCTATTCCCTATACTGGAGAAGGCCCATTGGTCCCCGACCGCGAATGCCAACTCGCGCTCTTTCGACTATGTGCTGAAGACAGATACACGAGTCGAGGGTCCGTGGACCGACAAGGATACTCCACAGGAAAGAAAGATCAAGACACGTGAGATACGTGATATCGAGTCCAAGGGACTGCTGCCATGGCAGAAACCTGTGGTGGAGGCGTGCGAGGACGCCAGGAAGTCAGGGATGGGAGACCCGAGATGGATCAACGTGATATGGGATATCAGGGGGAACTCGGGCAAGAGTGCGCTTGTCACGTATCTTGCATATCACGGGCTAGCGTTCGACATGCCGCCCTGCCTGACAATCAAGGACCTGATGTCCTTCGCGATCGACAACCCCAGCACGGCTTACTGCATAGACCTGCCCAGGAACATGGGCAAGAGTCACAAAGCTCTGACCGAGTTTTGGATGGGGGTCGAGCGCATCAAAGATGGAAAGCCTTTCGATCCGCGCTACAAAGGGCGCTGGGCTACGCGAGAAAGGCCGGAAGTGATTATTTTCACAAATGCCTTCCCTGACCTGAGGTGCGCGACTCGCGACCGGTGGAGAGTATTCGTCCCATGGGAGACAGAGCTCCACCTCCTCAGCGAGGATGAAATGCAAGAAGAGCAGGACAAGCTCTCATCCTCAAAGAAGAGAAAACGTGGAACTGAGCATGGTCCGGATGATCCGGATGTTCCAGTTTAATCATTAAAAAGATTCTTATTGAACTTTTATACAACTTTTGGGGCGAGCAGCTACGTGCTCTGTAACACTGAGCCCAAAAGTCAACCCTATAGCGGTTCCAGGTTAGTTCTTTGTAGTAGAACTGGAACATCTGGACCATGTGGAACATAGCCATATAGAAAAAGGCCATGCATAATGGCATGGAGAAGGTACAAGAGGAAACGTCGGACTCGGAAGAGGACCTGGAAGAGGTCCTACAAAAAGCGGAAGATGACCTCAAAGCGCTCGGGGTCGTTACGGTCAAAGTCGACGACAAAGAGGGCGAAAAGGGATGTCCGAACGATGGACATCAGCGTCGGCCACCTGGTGAACTTCGGCAGGGAGATCTTCCCTCAGAACGCCCTAGTTCACCTTCCGTACTTCGAATATCCCACCCTCACGACCACCTTAGCCGGTGTCACATACGTCGAGTACGACTGGCGACTGAACAGTCTGTTCGACCCGAACTACACGGAAACGGGCCATCAGCCGAGAGGCTTCGATCAATTGTCGAGTCTGTTCACTCAGTACTTGGTGCTCGGCGTAGGCTACGATATCGAGCTCGTGTACAACAGCGACGGAGATAGCAGCGGGATCGCCATGAACCTGTTCAGCGGCCTCCTCTGCGCTCCAGGCACCTACGAAACGCAATTCGCAAGTGTCAACGACTTCATGGAGGCACCAATGACCAAGTACTTCAAACGACGTCAGCACTTCTTGGTCGGAACGGCGCCCTCATCGAGCAACTCACAGTTCGTTGGAGTGGGCGGTAAGAAGCACTCAATGCGGTACACAGGGTACATCAACGTGAGGAACATGCTCAAGTACTGGGGCACGCAGAACACATCCGGTACGGCAGCAGCAACGTACCTCGACTGGCCGGGAGCGTATATCGGAGCAACAAACGGGAACCCGACCAACACGTCATTCATGACCTTCTGCCTAGGCTCCATGGCCCAGGGCACTGGAACAAGTCAGGCAACGGAAACCAACGTACTGGGAACCTGCTACCTTGCAGTCCGTCTGAGGTACGATGCCATCATGCTAGGGGCGGTATTGCCAAGTAACTCCTAAGAGGCATCGGGGGG